TGCAGGACATGCGGGACAGCTCCACGGTGCGGAACATGCGGGGCAGCTCCACGGTGCAGGACATGCGGGTCAGCTCCACGGTGCAGTACATGTCTGGCAGCTCGACGGTGCAAATCGCTGAAAACTTGTCTAAAGGTGTAAATGTCAAAACAATTATTTTATCACAGAACGCAATAATAAAAGATTGCCGCACAAAAACACTTTATGCGGTTGGCGATTGGAAATTATCAATCAAGGAGGAAAGCGATGCCTGAATTACATTACATAGGAATCTCCGCGGTGTTTGACCCTTACGCGGAGGCACAGGAGCCGGAACGATACACCGAATCCGGATACAGATGCATTATGGATGGGCATTTTGTGCCGGATTCTCTCGCCCTGAACGAGGCGGCGGAGGCAAGCGGTATCGTGTTGACCAAAGACACGACACAGGACTTTAAAGAAATGCTTGTGGACTGGTATTACTCCGGCCCGTTCATCCGTGTTGAGACTGGTGATGAAATCCCATGCGCGGTTTGAAGTTTTATGACGAGGGCCATATATACGAGTATCGCGGAGAACGCATCCCGAGTGTGTCAGAGATATTGCGCTTTATGAGCCGGGAAGTATACGGCGACATCAACAAGTACGTATTGGATAACGCCGCGCAGCGCGGCACGGCGGTACATTCTGCTACAGAGGCGCTTGACCGTTACGGCACAGTTGAGTGCTCGGAAGATATTTACGGTTACATACAAGCCTATGCGCGGTTCCTGAATGAGCACACGGTTGAATGGAAGTACATAGAATCTCCGATTGCGCATTCTCGCATGAAATATGCAGGAACAATCGACCGGGCCGGGATGGTAGACGGGTGCTTTTCAGTTGTTGACCTAAAGACAAATGCGGCGATAAAAAAGCCGCTGGTAAAAGCGCAGTTAAACGGATACAGAAAACTTTTGACGGAGCGGCGGGAGCGTATTGAAAGCCTTTATTGCCTTCAGCTTATTCCGGACGGACGGTACAGGCTTTATCCGACAGCGATTGATGATACAGAGTTTATGGCCTGCTACAAGATGCATATTGCAATGCAGAAAAAACAGAAAAGAGGAAAAATCGAATGAATGATAAAATGATGGACCTTGAGACAGCGCAGACAGAACTTGAGGCGCAAGGTGCACAGGCCGTTGATATGAGCGCCTCTGCATTATGTTCTGCGGAAGCCATGCAGCAGACGAAAAGCCTGGCCGAGAATATGGAACTTTTGACGAACATCGCAAAGGTCGCGCGGATCTATGCCAAAAGCAGTGTTGTGCCGCGCGATTACATGAACAATCCGGACAACTGCTTTGTGGCGGTCGAGATTGCCGGGCGCATGGGCGTTTCTCCGACGCTTGTAATGCAGAACCTTGTTGTTGTACAGGGACGTCCTGCGTGGAGCGGTCAGAGCTGTATCGCACTTGTGAACGGGTGCGGCAAATTTTCACATGATCTGGATTTTGTATTCGAGGGAACACCCGGAAGTGACGACTGGGGATGCCACTGCGAAACCGTGCGGAAATCGGACGGGCGCAAATTAGTAGGTACAACGATCACACTTGCGCTTGCAAAAAAAGAAGGCTGGTACAACAAAAACGGCAGCAAATGGCAAAGCATTCCGCAGCAGATGCTGATGTACAGAGCGGCAAGCTGGTTCGCACGGACATATTGCCCGGAGGTACTTATGGGATTCTCGACCGCAGACGAAGCGGAAGATATTGCGCCGGTGTCATCTCCCAAGGTCGTGAGTATAAAATGACCGACCCGTATATGGAGCCGATTCCATGCGAAATCATTCGATGCGACCACGGAAAAGGGTTCACGGTCTATGTGCCGTTTGAAAAAACGTATCTGCTCAATAAGCGTATCACACACTGCGAAATGCTTTTGACAGACGGCAGAAGAATCAGCCCGGAGCAGCGCAAGCGTATCCACGCGCTGCTCCGTGATATTGCCGCCTGGAGTGGGATGGACCCGGAACAGGTAAAGGCACTGCTGAAATATGATTTTATCGCGTATGAAAACTGTGAATATTTCAGCACATCGAATTGTGATATGACAACAGCGCGTTTGTTTCTCCAATTTATAATCGAATTTTGCATCAAATATGGAGTGCCGTGCCGCCGACCATTGTATGACGTAGCAGAAGATATTACAGCATATGTATACGCGTGTTTGGTGCACAAAAAGTGCTGCCTTACCGGGCGGAAAGCAGAGTTACACCACGTGGATGCCGTAGGAACAGGGAGAGACAGGCGTGAGATCGTGCACAAAGGCATGCGTGTGCTCCCGTTGAGCCGTGAAAAGCACATGGAGGCGCACACACTTGGGAGAGATACATTTTGCGACAAATACCATATCGTGCCGGTATCGCTCGATGAAGAGCTTTGCAAGATATGGAAACTGAAAGGATGAAATCTATGAAATGTGAATTTTGCGGGAACCCGTATGAGGGAAGTGGAGCACCGTGCGGTGCAGAGATATGTCCGGATTGCTGCAAGGAGTGCTACGAAAAAGACGGTTTTTGCGAAGATATCGACAGCGCCGAGTAAGGCGGTGAGCTGATGGCAAGAGAATTTTTTTGTGCCTATCACAGCATCTTGGAAGCCATGGAACCACTCAACGACGCAGAGTGTGGGCGGCTGTTCAGGGCATGCCTAAATTACAGCATGACCGGCGCACCGCAAGAGCTTTGCGGGAACGAGCGATTTGTATTCCCCGGCCTAAAGGCGCAGATAGATAGGGACATTAAAAAATATAACGACTTTGCACAAAAGCAATCCGAAAACGGGAAAAAAGGTGGCCGTCCTCCAAAAGCCAACGAAAGCCAAAAAACCCAAGCCTTTTTTGAAAAACCCAAAAAAGCCAAAGAGAAGGAAAAAGAGAAGGAGAAGGCAAAGGAAAAGGAAAATAAATATAACGCACAGCAAAAGCTGTGCTTAGAGTTTACGGACGACCTGGAATTGCAAAAAGCGTTGTTTGACTGGCTGGATGTTCGTAAGGCAAAACGCGCAGTGAATACCGAACGAGCTATACAGGGAAATCTCAACAAGCTCTGTGAGCTGGCGCAGGAAAGCGGGATGATGCCCCTCGAATATGTCCAGGAAGTTGTGCGCAGAGGATGGCAGGCATTTTATCCGATTGAACGTAGGCAAAGCACATATCAGTCCAAACAGCAATATACAGCGGAGGATGCCGCTGCGCAAATGCAGCGGATTCTTGCACAGGAGGGAAAGACATGACGAAACAGGACGTTGCAGAGCTGCTTACGATGAACTATGCATTGTATAAACTCGGCAGCAAGCCGCTCACGGATGCAGAGCAAAAAGCGATGCTTGATGTTTGGTACTGGCATTTTGGAAGCTATGATTACACGCTTGTGAAAAAAGCGTTTTTGAAAGCGAATGCAGTTTGCAAGTTCCCGATTCAAGCGGCGGATATTTTTGAACAGCTTCGGCAAATGGCGCTTGAGAACATGGAACCAGCCGCGAAACTGTGGGAAAACTTCTTGTCTGTTGCACGGAAAATGTCAAACAATGCAACCCGATATGGTTTTACTTTCCGGCTTCCAGACGGAAGAACGCAAGGCCAAGAAGCAAGAGATCGAAATCAAGAATTGTTTTTGTCGCTCCCGAAAGAAGTACAGGAATGGTGCGGAGGAATAAGCGGAGCTATTGAGGTCGGGAATCTGCCTGAGTCGGAGGCACAGAAATTTGAACGGCCGAGGTTTTTGAAAGAAATAGAAGTACAAAGGCAGTCGCTGAAGCCTGTTTTATGCATGAAGCAGGTGCCGAAGTTGGGAGAATGACATGAGTAAATACCACAGCCAGAAGGCGACATACAACGGCATAACGTTTGACAGTAAGCGTGAGAGGGATAGATACATAGACCTTTTGCTGCTGGAGCGTGCGGGAGAAATATCCGAATTGAGGTTACAGGTGTCGTTTGAGCTTATTCCCAAACAGGCAGGAGAACGCAGCTGCAAGTATATTGCCGATTTTGCGTACACTCGGAACGGAGAGATGATTGTTGAGGATGCGAAAGGTGTACGCACACCTGAATACGTTATCAAGCGAAAGCTGATGCTGTGGGTACATGGCATCAAGGTTCATGAGGTGTGAGAGATGAGCAAAAACCTTGCGCTTACGCTTGCCCATGCAAAGAACTCCGGTATCAAGGAAGGCATCGACGCTGTATGCGAAGCCATGGCGCTTGCGCACTACAACACCGCGATAGAGCTTGAGCTTGACGAGCGAGAGGTCGGAGCATTTTATACGCGGATGCGGCAGGAGCTGCTGGAGATCCTTGCACAGGGCGGAAGAGATACGTTTACAGATGAGATGCGGCACGCTATAGCGGTTGCATACGAAAAGATGGGCGTAGAGCCGATGTGATTGGAGGAATAGACCGTGGACGATTTGATAAGCCGAAAGGCGCTGATAGAAAAAGCATGGGAAGCAGATACACAGTGCGGATATGTGCAAGTGGTAGATGTCGGAGACATAGAGGACGCACCCGCAGTTGACGCCGCACCGGTGGTGCATGGTGAGTGGATAGAACTCCATGAAGAAAACGGGCATGAGGTGGGCACTTGCTCTCATTGCCTCCATGTGAGAATTGTTGATAATTACTGCCCCAACTGCGGCGCCAAGATGGACGGAGGGGATGACAATGAAAATTGAGACAGCCATAAATAAAATTCAGAAAGAATACGAAAGAACAAAAAATCTTGAATTTGTAAGAAATCCAATGGCCTACGCTTTATACCAAGTTTGGAAAGAGGCAGATAAAGACGGAGGGAATGACAATGACTGACTTGAAGCCGTGCCCGTTCTGTGGTGGAAATGCAAAAATATCATTCAAGGATTATCGCTTTATCGGATATAACGGAATTGGAGACAAAAAAGTGATGTACCGTGTGCAAATAATCTGCAATAAATGTCGAAGTCGTGGCAAGCCGATTATAACGCACGGCCTTGTGAATCCAAACCCATGCGTTAGCAAATGGGGAAACTGTTTTTTCGAAAAATCGGAACGATGCAAAAAAGAAACGGAAATGTTTGAACCTTATGTACAAGAAGCAATCGAAGCATGGAACCGGAGGGCTGACAATGGAAAGGCTGATTGACGCGAATGCGCTGTCGAAAAAATGGCAGGAAATGCTTGATATTAAAACCGGAGAAAAAGAAGAAATCGCAGTATATAAAATTTTCGAGATACTCATCAAAAGGTTGAGCCAAGAACCAACCATCGACCCAGTGCACGCTTCTGGCGCGTGCTACTGTCGGGAGTGCAAGCACTGGCAAGAACATTATGACTATTGCAAAGAGTTTGCGGAAGAGCGCAATCAAGGTGATTTTTGCAGCAGAGGCCAGCGCCGGGAGGGTTCACAATGAAAATTTTAGTAGCCTGCGAAGAATCGCAGGCGGTGACGATTGAGCTGCGGAGGCTAGGTCATGAAGCTTACAGCTGCGACATTGAACCATGCAGCGGAGGACATCCGGAATGGCATATACAAGCGGATGTTTTGCCGGTACTGAATGGCCGGTGCGATTTTGATACGGCTGACGGGACGCGGCACAACATAGCTGAAAAATGGGACATGATCATTGCATTTCCTCCATGTACTTATCTGACAGCGGCGGGAGCTGTCAGACTTTACAACGGGGATCATACAATCAGGGATCCGGAGCGGGACAGCCGCGGAAGAAAAGCGGCAAAGTTCTTCTATGAGATCCTGAATGCGGACTGTCCGAAGATTGCAGTGGAAAATCCGGTGCCGATGAAACGATATGGGCTACCTCCATACTCACAGGTAATTGAGCCGTATATGTTCGGGCATCCATGGAAAAAACGGACGTGTCTCTGGCTTCAGAACCTGCCGCCTCTGATGGCAACGGATATTATGATTCCAGAAGGATTATGGGTTGGTAGTACAAGTGCAAACAGAGACCCTACCATCTGCAACAGATATAAACTTCATAGTAATCGAAACTCAAAACGAAGAGCGAAAACCTTTCCCGGCATTGCAAAAGCCATGGCAGAGCAATGGGCCGGAGACATACGGGAGGGTTCACAATGCGAGAAATAGAAGTACATGAGTTTAAAAAAGTGCCGCGGAATTGCTCCACATGCCTGTATGGCAGAGGCCTTGGCTGCGGGAATGCGAATGTAGGAAAAGCGTATCTGGCCTATTTATACGGATTACGAGAATGCCCGCATTATTGGCTCGACCAGAATCGCTTTGAACCTGTTGATGGTCGCAGATGGTAGGAGGATTTACATGGAAAGATATACATACTTTGACAGTGGAAAATTTCGGCTTAAAATCGACGATACAGAATACAGTGGAGACTGGGTTGACCGCCTCGCCGCCTATGAGGACACCGGGCTGGAGCCGGAGGAACTGGCGCAGGCGGAGAAAGATGGGCGGCTTGTGGTGCTGCCGTGTAAGGTCGGGGATACAGTGTACAGGGTTGGTGCGTCCATCTGCAAGTGGCGAGAAATCGATCACTGCGACGAGTATTGCGACGGGTGGCAATACCGGGATTGTTGGGAGGGAACGAGAGCGGTTTTAGAAGAAAAATTTAGTTTGTGCGATCTTGAAAGTATCGGAAAAACCGTCTTTCTAACCCGCGAAGCCGCCGAGGCCGCGCTGAAGGAAAGGGAGGCAGAGCATGACAGATAAAGAGCTTGTAGAGCGGTTGCGGATACGTGCCAATGGCATGCTGGACGAATGGGATTCAATTCTATGTAAGCGTTCAGAGTTTATAACAGCAGCGAATCGCATTGAACAATTGCGCGCAGAACTCTACTTTGAAAAAATCGACAACACGAAGCTCAAAGGCGAACTTGCCACGGTGGCCGCAGAGCGCGACCGATACAAGGCGGAACGCGAGAACCCTCAGCCGCTGACCTTGGAGGAATTACGGCGGATGGACGGGGAGGTAGTCTATATACCAGAATCAGAAGAATATTTTGGTGGAATGGGCATAGTTTCCGTATCACAAGAAAGAGTTGTGGATGTCGGAGATCCTAAATTTGGGTATTGGCCGTTTCGTGAATATGGCGAAGGTTGGAGAGCCTACCGCTCAAAGCCGAAGGAGGGAAACAGGTGAAAGGCTGTAAGAACTGCCCGGCGTTTGCGAAATGCACCGTGACGTATCGTGGTTCGGGTTGTGCTGCTTTAAGAAGTACATACGGTGTTGAAACCGAACCGGAGATTATCACCAACGCCGACCGCATCCGGGGAATGGATGATAATGAACTGGCGGAGTTTCTTTCGACAAAACTTAATGATGATTTTTATGGATGTCCGGATTTGATATTGCAATGGCTCCAGCAGCCAGCAGAAGAGGAGCAGACATGATTTGTAAATATCGTGATGCAGAAAATGGCATGTGTTACTTACACAGCGATTTAAGCTATCCGCTGCTGGAATATTGCGTGGAAGGCCCGTGCCCGGATGAAGTTTTGATTTGCAACAGCTGCCCGCTCGATGGGCATTGCGAATTTGTGAAGTGTAAGGAGAAGGAGAATTAAGATTATGACGAACGTTGTACTTGTAAGGCATGAAGCCGACTATGGATTCGGTAATTATCTTTTTGAAACGCCTGTTGACTTGAAAAAAGGGCAGCGTGTGCGCGTGAAAACGCGCAGGGGCGAATCGGATGCTATTGTCATGCATGACAGCGCCAAAGTTGACGAAAATGCGCTTGCCATGATGGTGACTGCCTGTCATGCGAGCCTGCCGCTTGCGCCTGTGATTGGCGTGTATTCGTTCATTTCGGTGGGCAGAGGCGTAAAAATGTGTGAGGAGGAAAACCAGTGAAAGAAGTATTTGAAAAGGCAATCCTTACATACGGCCAGACCGCGCAAGAGGATGTAGCCATCGAAGAAATGAGCGAACTCATTAAGGCGATTTGTAAAATGCGTCGCGCCGGCGTGAACGAAAAGCCAGCGGCAACGGATGCCATCGTTGACGAGATCGCGGACGTATCCATCATGTTGGAACAACTCTGTATGATGTACGAGTGCTTTGAAGCTGTTGAAAATCGCAGAAGGTACAAGGTGCGCAGGCTGGCAAACAGGCTTAAGGAGGCCCCGGCATGCTCGAAATAATCATAGCTTTCGCAAAGGCTGTGGGAATTGTACTGCTTCTGTCCTGCCCTATTGTTATGTGGGCGTGTCTGGTGATTTCAGGGAGGTGCGATAATGAGCACGATTATCATAAGCAATGATATGACGCAACCATACAGTGAGATGGTTACAGAAGCACTGCATGAGTTTGCAAAGCGTAGAATAAATAAAATTGCGATGGTTGGCTTATCAGATGATGCAACCGACACAGTAATCGGTTATTACAATATGCAGGCTTTCGATAAATCTGCTGCCGCTGCGCACATACTGTCAGATGTTGTTATGCATATTTTACTGGCAAATACCGATGCACTGAAAGATGCTTTGAATGACGAAGCAAGCGAATAATGGAGGTTCGATGATGATTGAGCGACAGTGTGAAGTGTGTGGCGCTCCGATGATATTAAAGAGACCGAACTCGTCTCGGAAATATTGTGATGCATGCGCTAAAAAGGTAAGAATGGAAAATCAAAAAATAGCACAAGAACAACTAAAATTGAAAAGAAAAGCCGAGAAAATAAGGGAGCGGGACAAGCTCGGTGCATTTTTAAGGGAGCTGGATACATATAACAACGAGCGCCGTAAGCGCGGAGAATGCCCTGTAAGCTACGGGAAATATGTGGCAATGCGCGGAGGTTTGATAAATGGAATATGAAAAGCTTAAAAACTATGAACGATATTGGCGGGCGAATCGAAGCATTGAGCAACGCATAATGGCGATGAAATCCGCTGAAACCAGCATTACACCACAGACCGGAGATGGTAGCCAGCACATAGGCGCACACGACCCGATGAAAGCAGTAGATATGCGAGTTGATTGGTGCGCCTCACACAGCGAGGATTACGCCAAGAACCTTGCTGTGATGCGTGAAGTGGATAAAGCCATTGATTCGCTTCAAGACCCGTTAGAACGAGAAATATTGCGGCTAAGATACACGGATTTTAGATATGGACAGCAGATGTCATGGCCACAGGTTAAAGAATCGCTTTATGGAAAAATGAGTGTGGGAAAGATGACAATATATCGTTTGCATGATGATGGAGTGAAGCATTTTTGTGAGTTGGGACACAATGGTACATAATGGGACTTTGTGAGACTTGAAAGCTATACAAATGATGCGGTAAAATATAATCGAGAAAGCGCGTAGAGAAATCTGCGTGCTTTTTCCTTTCTGCGCTAGGGAACGCCATGACTCTGATTTGTCAAAGCCCGGGCAAAGCGCGGAAAAAAGCGAGCTGCCACCGATCAGGCGATCCTGTGGGGCCGACGCTGGCAGACGTGCCAACCGTGAGAGCCGGTTAATACCGCCGCGGGTCGGGAATATAACCCGCATCAGTTTTATAGCTCATCTGCCATGTGTAGAAGGAGTATACGAAAGCGTCCCAGTCCTTGGGCGCTTTTTGCAGAATGGAGCCGCGCAAGCTCCTTGTAGGAGCGTATCATGCGCGCCGGTAGATACAGCAGCCCGGATTGTGATACAGACCCCGCCACGCGAGCCGAAAGGCAGCGTACCATGGCGGGGTCGACCTATAGGAGGATACAGCATGCAGATAATCAAAGCGATAGCCTTTGTAATTGAAGCAATTATGGCAATATATTGGCTATTAAAAGATGATCGCCAAAGAGCGATTTTCTATATGATTTTAATGCTGTTCCTTGTTTGAATATGTGTTGCTTGTCTGCGTGAGGTCAATCGGCACACCAAAGCGTAACGTATCGGTTGAGAACGGCTTCGATTCGTATCAAAGAACGGGTAATTAGAGGCCCGTAATACGTGACGCGCCTCAAAGTACAAGAGGCTGACACGCCGGAAAGACGGCGATGCATGGAGAAAGAGCTGGGCGGCACAGCAGCTTAAAGGTATAGCCTGGTAGCGTTCACGGGTTCAAATCCCGTTTTCTCCACATACCAATTGGTAAAGAAACCCGGACGCATACCGGGTCAACAAAGCAATGATGCCGGGGAAGACCCGGCAAGAAGATTTAGCCTATATGGGTTTATATAAAGAGGGTGGTGTTATGGCTGCAAGGTTGACCGACAAGCAGAAAAAGAAAATTATTGCCGATTATCTTGAAACTGAAAGCTATAATGCTACTGCAAAAAAAAATGGGGTTTGTGGGCAAACAGTACGTCGTGTTGTTGAAGAATCTCAAGGAATCGCAGAAAATCTCAAACGAAAAAAAGAAGAGAATACGGCAGATATTTTGGCTTATATGGAAAGCAAGCGAAACGCCGTGTGCAACATCATTGAAGTTGGATTACGTGTACTTCCTAAAAAAATCGAAGATGCAAGAACGGCTTCTGAAGTTACAACGGCGATTGGTACATTAATCGATAAATTCACAGCCTTTGGAGGAGCTACGGCAGAAACGGCAAAAGAGGATGGATTGTCGAAGAGCTTGAGAGAAATAGCGGAGGATTTGGAAAGCGATGATTAGCGATAAACAAAAGAAAATCCTCGCTTTCCCTTACTCCAAATACGACGCCATCATCTGCGATGGTGCTGTGCGCTCTGGAAAGACATCTATTATGATGTGGGCGTTTGTAGATTGGGCAATGCGGGAGTTTTCCGGTCAGCGATTCGGAATTTGCGGTAAAACTGTAGACAGCGCAAGCAAAAATATTGTGGTTCCGTTTGTTTCAATGACACTTGCAAAAGAACGATATACTTTGCGATGGAGGCGCGCTGATAAAATTTTAGAAGTGCGACGTGGAGCTGTTACAAACTATTTTGAGGTTTTTGGTGGAAAAGACGAATCCTCTTTTGCATTGATACAAGGGAGAACTTTAGCAGGGGTACTGCTTGACGAAGTGGCGCTGATGCCAGAAAGTTTTTTTAATCAGGCCCTTGCTCGATGCTCGGTGGATGGCGCAAGACTGTGGTTTTCTTGCAACCCGGACAATCCACATCATTGGTTTTATATTAACTGGATAAAGAAACATAAAGAGCGAAATGCCCTATATTTGCATTTTGAAATGACGGACAACCCATCATTAAGCGAAAAAACGCTTGAACGGTACAGAACGCAGTATACGGGCGTTTTCTACGACCGATACATACGAGGATTGTGGGTTGCTGCTGACGGGCTGATTTATCCCATGTTTGGCGAGTCAAATATTGTAGATGATATTCCGGACAGCGGAGAATATTACATCAGCGTAGACTATGGTACGCTAAATCCATTCTCGGCAGGGCTTTGGTGTTGGGATGGGAAACACGCAACAAGGATTCGAGAGTATTACTATTCCGGCAGAGACGAGCGATTGAATAAAACGGATGAAGAATATTATTCAGAGCTTGAAAATTTGGCAGGCGATTTACAAATTCGTTCGGTTGTTGTGGACCCGTCCGCCGCATCGTTCATTGAGGTAATTCATCGGCATCATAGATTTTCCGTGCGTAAGGCTGTAAACGATGTAGTACCTGGGATTGTAACAACTGCAAGATATTTGCAGGATGGCACGATAAAAATACATCGTGATTGCAAAGATGAAATCCGAGAATTTGGGCTTTATAGATGGGACGAAAAATCGAATGAAGATAGACCAATCAAAGAAAACGATCATGCAATGGACGAAACAAGATATTTTGTGATGACAATTCTGCGATATAAAGCGGGAAAGGAAAAATACATTCCGTTGAGCGAAAGGGTGGTGAATTGGTATTAAGACATATAACGATTGGGCTTATGCCAATAGAGATGAAAATGCTCGAATGTCTTTTATTGAAGCTGCAATAAAAGAGCATAAAACATCAACGATGTATCGTATCGCAGCAGACGCCGAAGAATACGATAGGCAGAGAAACATAACAATCATGTCGTACCAAAAACTGCTTTATACCATGAGCGGTAAAGCTGTGCCGGATAATTACAGTGCTAATTACAAAATGGCGTCTAACTTTTTTAATCGGTTCGTTACACAGGAAAACCAGTATTTGCTTGGGAATGGCGTTACGCTTGAAAAAAAGAGCAACAAAGAAAAGCTTGGAAGCAATTTTGATAACGTAATTCAGAAAGCGGGACGTAACGCTTTAGTACAGGGTGTATCATTTGGGTTTTGGAATAATGATCATTTAGAAGTGTTCAAACTGACCGAATTTGTACCGTTGTATGATGAAGAAAACGGAGCACTCATGGCTGGTATACGATATTGGCAAGTTGATGCAGATAAACCATTGCGCGCCACATTGTACGAGCTTGATGGGTACACAGAATATATTAAGTTGAAAAACAAAGATATGACCGTGAAAGAAGAAAAAAGGCCATATATTTTAATTACAAGGGCAAGTGCTGTCGATAATCCTGAAATTGTTGACGGGAAAAACTATCCGGGTTTCCCGATTATACCGTTTTGGGGAAATCCTCATAGGCAAAGTGAGCTTATTGGTTTGAGGGAAAATATAGACGCATACGACCTGATAAAAAGCGGATTTGCGAATGATTTGGATGATGTTTCACAAGTTTACTGGTTGATAAAAAACGCAGGCGGAATGGATGATCTAGACGTTGCCAAATTCCTTGATCGTGTAAAAACAACTAGGGCCGCCGTAGTAACAGATACAGGGGCTGGAGCAGAGATTGAACCGCACACAATTGATATCCCTTATGAATCTCGTATAGCATATTTAGAGCGTTTGGAGCAAGATATGTATAACGACTTCCAAGCTCTTAATGTAACATCTTTGCAAGGCGGGCAAAAAACGGCAACGGAAATTGATGCAGCATATCTTCCACTTGATTTGAAAGCAGACCAGTTTGAATATTGCGTATTGGAATTTCTGAACGGGCTATTTACTATCGCAGGCATTGAAGACAAACCTACTTTTACGCGAAATAAAATCAACAATCCGACAGAAGCAATGAACACTTTAATGCTCGCTGCGCCGTATTTAGATGATGAGTACATTACGAAAAAAGCGTGCACAATTCTAGGCGATCCGGATGCAGCAGATAAAATCTTGAAGCAAAAAGCCGCAGATGAAATGCAACGCTTCGATGAGGTAAATATCAATGCCGACGCCGGACAAAGCGCATCAGCTAACGGATGAAGAATTAAAAAAACTTGAGCGCCGAATTGCTAGTATTTACCGCAAAGCACGAGATGAATTGCAAGAGACTGTTGACGCTTATTTTGAATCTTTTGCTAAGCGGGACGAGGAAATGAAAGACCTGATCGGCACCGTCGTAAATGGCAGGGAATGGACGGAGCAGGACTATAAGCAATGGAGGCTGGCCCAGATCGGGCGCGGAAAACGGTTTGAGACTCTGCGGGATAAAGTGGCGGAGCGGATGACTAAGGCCAATGAAACGGCTGTCTCCTATGTAAACGACGCCACACAGGGTATTTACTTATTGAATCGCAACTATGCCGCTTACACCATTGAGCAGGTGGCCGGCGATGTGGGCTTTGACCTTTGGGACGAACAGACAGTAAAGCGCCTGATTGTGGAACAGCCTGATTTGATGCCTTATTATCCGCCGAAAAAGGCTGTAAAGCGTGGCATTGATTTGACCTATGGAAAGAAGCAGATAACCTCCACCGTCACCAGTGGGATTTTGCAAGGCAAGAGCATCAAGGGATTGGCAGACGATTTGCAGACCCGAATCCCCACCATGAACCGCGACAGCGCTATCAGGACGGCCAGAACGGCGGTGACGGGGGCGCAGAACGCGGGACGCATTGACAGCTACACGGCGGCCCAGAAGATGGGCATTAAGCTACAAAAGGAGTGGCTGGCGACGCTGGACGGGCGCACCCGCCACAGTCACGCTATGCTGGACGGCGAAAAGGTCGAGACAGACGAAAAATTTTCCAATGGGTGCCGCTTTCCCGGTGACCCACAGGGTAGGCCGGAGGAGATATATAATTGCCGCTGCACGCTGATTGCGTCATTTCCTGACGTAAATGCCAGTAAAGCCCAAAGACGGGCCAGAAATTCGGAGACAGGCGAAAATAAGGTCATATCAGACATGACATACCAAGAGTGGATGAGGTGGAAGCGTGGAAGTTAGTTTTACTGATAACTCAAAAGAAGTCATTTCCGCCTTTGAAGAATCCTGTTTGAAAGCGCTGGCAAAGTGCGGATTGACAGCGGAGGGATATGCAAAGAAGCTTTGCCCGGTTGATACGGGAAATCTCCGTAATAGCATTTCGCATAAGGTGGATACCGATGAACCAGTGGCATATATCGGAACTAACATAGAATATGCCCCTTATGTGGAGTTGGGGACTGGTATTTACACTTCTGGAGGACGTCCCATTCCATGGGTGTATCAAGACGATAAAGGGAAATGGCATTATACCAGAGGAAACCCAGCGCAGCCGTTTCTCAAGCCTGCCGTTGCAGACCACAAGCAAACGTATAGAAATATTATAGAGGATGAGATGAAAAATGGATGAGTTGATAACACCAGAAAAAATCAAGTCAATTGAATCTGTGATTGCAAAAGGCGATCGTGTGGAGCTGATACCCGTCAAGGACGGCGTGAAGGTTGTGCGGGTGCGGCGGGATGAAGTGAAAGAACGATAGGAGATGTGATAAAATGTCAATGATGGCTTCTGGAAGTTTTATTGGCATGGGAGATTTAGAACAACAGCTTCAGTTTTCAAAATTTATTGATGGGCAATATTGCTCTGTACCGTCTGGATCGCTTTGCAATACGCTATGTATGCCTGATGAAGAAAAATCGAAATCCGGCTATAAAAGCGAGGAAATAAAACTGCTCGAAGAAAAAATACGAAAACTGGAAAAAGACGAAACGGTAAGCAAATACTATATAGAAAAAATGAAATGTGCTATTTCCGGTATAAAGAGCATGGATATTAATAAGGTTTTTGCCTCTTTGATTCTTGCCTTGCTTGATGGAAACGAAAACCGCCCCGGTTAGGGGGCGGATGGCCTTGTACCATTAGTTTTTGCTCATCCAGTTATTTACAACGTAAGCAAGGCCGCGTCTCAGCATATGCAAAAGTTCTTTTTCGTAAAAAATTACTGTTTTATCATCTTCGTAAATGTTAAACTGAGAAACCTCAACCATTTTCTTGCCGTTTTTCGTATACATCCTAACAATTTCATTGTATGTATCAGGAGCCTTTACAGATGAAATAACCATACCAGTTTGCAGTTTCATTTTCTTTCCCTCCCGGCCTATGGCCTGTCGTTGTTTCTTTTCCTTACTGTGATTATAGTATACCATGAGTTAACTCATAAATCAATAGTGAGATTATACAAAGTTAACTCATACTATTTGTGCAATTTGTGAGTTTACTCATATCTTATAAAATGGTATACTTTACTCGGAGGTGGTGTGTATGCCATACAAGGGAACCGAGGCGGAGAAAAAGGCTGTCAGAGAGTACCAAAAGCGGCAGGACAACATAATGATACGGCCAAGCAAAGAAGAAGGAACAAGAATAAGGAAAGCTGCCGCAGATGCGGGGAAAAGCGTTCAGGCGTTTATTCTTGACGTTCTGCGAGAGCGCATTGAAAGGGGAGGCATATGAATTTCTGCGAAAAACAGCCTTTCATTATTAGACCGAAGCCTGTTACACAGGAATATTTGAACGACATTTTCGTCTACAAGGAAACGCCTGACGGCGGCATGGTTGGGTATTTCCCGCATAGAATAAAGAAAGATACCCAACCAGCAAAAATAAATAGCGTTTGGCGCAAATAAGTGTTTTTGCGTAACAACCGAGCGTGGTTATTCATCCAGAAATGGGTGGGTGGCCACGCTTTTTTTGTTTGGTAAAACCCGCGAAGCACAGCGGTTTTTATACAACTATCGTCCCCGAGGAACCGGGGCCAAAGGAAAGGAAGATAGAAATGGCACTTACACGAAAAATGTTGAAAGCTATGGGTATCGAGGATGATAAGATCGATCAGATTATCGAAGCACATAGCGAAACAGTCGATGGCCTAAAGACTGACTTGAAAAAGTATGAGGAAGACGCAAAAGTCCTGCCTGATATCCGAAAGCAACTGGAAAAAGCGCAGGCTGACCTTGAAGCTGGAAAGAAAGACAGCTATAAAGTCAAATATGACGCTCTCAAAGAGGATTTTGAAAAATTCAAAAACGAACAGACACAAAAAGAAAATCACGAAGCAAAGGAATCTGCTTACCGTGGAATTTTGAAAAACGCCGGGATTAGTGAAAAACGCATTGATGCAATTTTGAAAGTATCTGATATTGATAGTTTGGAAATCGAAGATGGAAAAATTAAAGATGCCGAAAAATTGACGGAAAACGCAAAAAAAGAATGGGCAGATTTTGTTGTTGTTGAAACGACAAATGGAGTGAAAACCCCTAATCCTCCGGCAAACAATCCAAGCCCCGCAGAGCCTAAAAATCTTGCAGATGCCTTGCGGGTTAAATACGAGAAAGGATAAATAAATTATGCCTATTACTCTTGCAGAAGCTAAGGTCGGTATGGCCGACAAAGTTGACCAGCAGGTCATTGATATGTTTCGTCGCAGCTCGTTGCTGCTGGATCGTTTGACATTTGACAACTGTATCTCTCCGGGGACTGGTGGTTCTACCCTGTCTTATGGGTATATTCAGCTGAAAACTCCCAGCACGGCGGCAGTACGTACCATTAACAGCGAATACACTGCTGGCGAAGCGAAACGCGAAAAGAAAACTACAAATGCAATCATTATGGGTGGCTCATTCCAGATTGACCGTGTGCTACAGAACACGAGCGGCGCAATTGATGAGCTGGCATTCCAGGCGGAGCAGAAAATCAAAGCGACGGCGAATTATTTCCATAATCTTGTAATCAACGGCACTTCGGCGTCTTCCGGCGCTGGGTTTATTCCGAACACGTTTGACGGCCTTAAGAAACTGTTGGCTGGTACGTCCAATGAAATTACCAGCGCCGTAAGCCTTACAAACGCCGCTGAACTGGATGCAAACTGCAATGCTTTTCTGGATGAGTTGGATGGGTTCCTTACGGCGCTGGATGGCACGCCGTCAATGCTGTTGATGAACTCCAAAATGCTTACCAGAGTGCGTGGATGTGCGCGCCGCGCTGGGTATTATGATCGTACCAAAGATGATTTTGGCCGATATGTAGAAACATACAACGGCATTCCCTTGATGGATGCAGGAAAATACTATAACGGCTCGGCGACTGTTGATGTTGTGGCGGATACTGCGGCCAGTTCATCTGCTGCCGGCACTTCCGAGATTTATGCCGTGTCGCTTGGCCTTGATGGTTTCCACGGTATTTCTCCTACGGGAACCAGTGTAATCCAGTCTTATATGCCTGACTTGATGTCCCCGGGGGCGGTCAAAACTGGCGAAGTTGAACTTGTGGCTGGCGTTGCACTGAAAAACACTCTTAAAGCGGCGGTACTTAAGGGGATTGCTACATCGCCTAAAACCGGAGCTTAAGCATAAGACAGGGAGGCAGCGTAATGCTTGAGGAAGTTCTTAGGCACATAAACAATTGGTTTTTAGTGCCAAATGGAATACATGAGAATGTTTATACCATTGAGAACGGCGGCATTACGCTGCCGTTTCTTGTTGATAAACAATATTTTAGGATTATCGGTAGCGTATTTAATGACGGATTGTATAAATACGGAAACGAATTAACGCTTGTCGATGAAACTTTTGACGGAGCTGTTTGGGCGCTTGCAGTGCCAAACTCGATTATAACGGTTTCAGAAGAGATCATTGCATGGAAAACAAAAAATGGAGTTTCGGGGCCGTATGTTTCCGAAAGTTTTGGTGGATATTCTTACACAAAAGCCACAAACAACAATGGAAATGCTATCGGATGGCAAGATGCGTTTAAATCGCAATTGGATGCATACCGAAAAGTGGGAAATTTTGACGCTGTGCAGCCCACTAAAATCAATACTCCGATATATAAACGCCCGTTTGACCCTGATTATCCGTGGAGGTAATTATGAGTTTGTTAGATGATTTTGCTATTCCATGTGTAATTATGGAAAAAACGCGTATTCCGGATGGAGAAGGCGGTTATATTTTGCAATGGTCGGAAGGCGCAGTTTTTATTAACCATCAAGCTTTGGACACGAGCATGGAAGCACGACGCGCCGAAAAAGAGGGCGTAACAAGTTTGTATTTGGCGTTGGTGCAAAAGACAGTGCCTATTGAGTATAACGATTACTTTAAAGACAAAGCAACAGGGTTTACATATCGTGTTACTTCAAACCCGGAAGAAAAGAAATCACCTGGTTCTGCATCGTTTGATCTTAAATGTTTTACAGCAGAACGAAAGGAGTTGCCGCAATGACAAAAGCAGCGGCATTGCAAAGTTTTTTTACACAGTTTTTACCAGCGTATGCTGCATCCGCAGTTCCCTCCGATGTTGTTTTTCCGTATTTAACATACGAGCTCGTCACTGACGCTTGGGAAGGCGGAGAGGTAAGTTTGACTGTTAATTTGTGGTATTATACAACAAGCGAAAAAACGCCAAACGATAAAGCACAGGAAGTGTCTAATGCACTTGGAACTGGCGGAAAAGTGATTACATGCGATGGCGGTTATATTTGGTTAAAACGCGGTTCTCCATGGTGTCAATCACTAAAAGATGAGACGGATGCAAATATCAAGCGGCGGTACTTGAATGTAACCGCAGAATATTTAACAGCAAATTAAATATATTCCCCCGCTCTAAGTGTTGAGTGGGAAGGGCTAAACGTTGCCACCTGTTCAAAATTTTGAATGGGTGGCATTTGTTTTTTGAAAGGAGAAATACAATGGGAAAATTTACAGTAATTCCTCAGAGTACATTTGAAGAAATGCAACTTGATGCGGGTGTTGTGCTTAAAAAATTTACACCAGCGACTCCCACAGCGCCAGAAGATGCAGATATTGTATGCGCAACAACAGGCGGTATAAATGTTTCGTGCGTACCGACGTATTCTGACATGGGCGAGGATGTTGATAACTGCCCCGTGAATATGAAAGAGCTGAAACATCTGGATAGCTGGGAATGCAAGATGTCTTTTACATCGCTTGGAACATCGCCGGAATCTATCCGATTGGCGTTGGGCGCAGCGGATATTGGTAGCCCAGATTCGACGAAAATCACGCCGAGACGTGACCTGAAGCAATCCGATTTTGCCGATTTATGGTGGGTTGGAGATCGTGCCGACGGAGGTATGGTTGCTGTTTGTCTAAAAAACGCTCTTTCTACTGGCGGGTTTACCCTACAGACTTCGAAAAATGGTAAGGGACAAGTATCCGTAGAACTGACTGGCCATGTGTCGCTTGATGCACAAGATTCGATGCCGATGGAGTTTTATAGTGCTGCTCCTACTGAATAAACGAGGTGAATAATGAGACTATCTGATATTAAAGGCGAACGCACTTTAGATGTAATCGCTGAAATTATTGAGCCTATTACCAATATTGCAACCGATGATATTGCGGCAGCAATGTTTAAACGAGAAAAGCTGCCAGAAGGCGAAACGGCAAAAGGATTTTTGCTGAATCGAGCAAAAAAGTCACTCCCACAGCTGCTAAAAAATCACAAAGCGGATATTATTTCAATTTTGGCATCCGTTGAGGGAACAAGTGCAGCAGAATACAGTAAAAAGCTTAACCTTGTAAAGCTCACAAAAGATTTTGTTGATTTGATGACCGATGAAGCCTTTACGGAACTTTTTACCTCAGCACAGGGCGGGGATTCCTCTGGCTCTGTGCAGGAGAATACAGAGGATACAACAGCGTAATTGCTTTTACGCGGTATGCCATATCAAAATTCAATGAAAAGCAAAAACAAATCGCATATGAAGTATATGTGACAGACGCGCTTAAAGTAATTGGAGAAAATGTATCAAGAATTTCTGGCGGCTCGTACATGAAGGCTAGATACATTGAAATTATAGATCCAAAACCGGAAGAAACGCGCACAAAGGACGAAATTATCAATCACATGAAAAATATTCTTTCCTCTCTCTAAGTGTTGAGAGAGATGGGCTAAGAGGTGCCATCTCAACGAAAGGAGGGGGCACCTCTGAATCTTTTTGACCTGTATGCAAAAATTACGTTAGATGATAGTGAATATCAAAAAGGCATAGATGATGCAGGCAAAAAAACATCATCATTTGCAGATAAATTAAAAACAGGTCTTGCAGCAGCGGCAAAGGTTGGTGTTGCTGCAATCGGGGCAGCGGCAGCAGGCATTGCGGCATTGACAAAAGCATCTGTTGAAAACTATGCAGAGTACGAGCAGTTAGTTGGTGGTGTAGACACATTATTTAAGCAGGCGTCTGATACAGTCCAGCAGTATGCGGCAAATGCATATAAAACAGCCGGAATGTCTGCAAATGAATACATGAATACTGTGACTAGCTTTTCTGCGTCTTTGATTCAAAGTCTTGGCGGTGACACAGAAAAAGCAGCAGTTGTGGCTGATCAAGCCATAACCGACATGTCTGATAATGCAAATAAGATGGGTACAAGTATCGATATGATACAAAATGCTTATCAAGGATTTGCAAAACAAAACTTCACTATGCTCGATAATCTCAAACTTGGGTATGGTGGCACAAAAGAAGAAATGGAGCGTCTTTTAAAGGATGCGCAAAAGATTTCAGGTATCAAGTATGACATTTCTTCATTTGCCGATATCACAGAAGCTATCCATGTAATGCAGGAAGAAATGGGGATTGCGGGCACAACAGCAGCTGAAGCTTCGGAAACCATTGAAGGCAGCATAAATTCCATGAAATCAGCATGGAGCAATCTTGTCACAGGTCTTGCAGATGAAAATTCCGATTTGGATAAACTGATTAACAATTTTGCAGATAGCACTGCAACGGCAGCAAAAAATATTATCCCAAGAGTTGAGCAAACATTAATTGGAGTCGGTACGCTTATATCAAAGTTGGCACCGGTGATTGGAGAGGCAGTACCGAGATTAGTTACAAATGTTTTACCGTCTCTTTTAAGCGCAGGCGTCAAGCTTGTAAGTGGCATCGTCGAAGGGATTGCCAGCAGTCTGCCTCAAGTGCTTGAAGCTGGCACTAGTTTATTAAGTCAACTAACAACAGGCATAGAAAACGGATTGCCTGATATGATGAGTCGATTGCCACAAATCATAGACGATTTTCTGAATTTTATTACGGAAAATTTGCCGTCTATTCTTGAAAAAGGCGTTGAAATGCTCAATTCTTTGGTAAATGGCATTATCAACTCAATTCCCGAATTGGTTGGACAATTACCCAAAATTATAAAGTCTTTTACTACTTTCATATCTCAAAATCTACCAACTATCATACAATCCGGTATAAACATTTTACTCAATTTAATAAAAGGCATTATGCAAGCTATTCCACAACTGGTAGCTTCATTACCGGAGCTTATCAATGCTATTATAAACGGCCTTGCAAGTTTGTATTTGGATTTAATGCGAGCTGGCGGACAAATTGTTCAGGGGATTATAGATGGTATTGCCGCGGCATGGAACGGCCTGGTTTCGTGGTTTAACGGATTGTGGGATTCTCTGTTTGGAAATCGAAGCGTAAGCGTTAACGTGAATCAAACATCCAGCAGAAGCGTTAATGGCTCGCACGCATCCGGCCTTGACTATGTACCGTTTGATGGATACATCGCAGAACTGCACAAAGGTGAAATGGTTGTCCCCGCAAAACAGGCGAAACAATTAAGGGGAAATTCCCCAAGCGAAGGCATCAATATAAATGTGTATGGAGCGCAAGGCCAAGATGTCAACCAGCTTGCCGATATTGTTATGTATAAAATTCAAAATGCATTTTCCAGAAGGGAGGCGGCACGAGCTTGAAAGATCGTTTTTGGCTTGATGGTGAATGCTCCGAAGATTTTGGAATTTATTTGCAAGGGCCTATTGAGTTTAGCCAAGCGACACCGAAAGTATCTACAGAATCGGTTCCGGGGCGCAACGGAGACCTACATTTTTATCAGGGAGCGTTTGCAAACCGGACAGGCTCTGTAGATTGCTTTGCTTTACAACGCGGCGTGAATGAAGCGCTAGATCGAATCTTTCGCTGGACTTTGCTTACCCAAGGATATCGCAGGCTTGAAACAACAGACGAGCCCGAATGTTATCGAATGGCAAGGATTATAAATGGGCCTGAAATCGAAATCCGCATGAAGCTTTTGGCTCCGTTTTCAATTGAATTTGATTGCATGCCTCAAAAATTTTTAAAATCCGGAGAATACCCAATATCATTTTCAGCGTCTGGAAACTTGTATAATTTCGGATTTCCGGCGCTGCCTATTATAAATGTAAGAGGAAACGGAAGCGGAATGCTCCGGATTGGGGAGTATTCCGTACAATTTAAAAACATCGAAGAGTACGTGATGCTCGATTGTGACACGCAAAACGCTTACAAGGGCACAGAAAATAAGAATAATACAATTTCTGCTGCTACATTCCCAAAATTGGAACATGGTGAAAATCAAATTGGTTGGAGCGGCGGAATCACAGGAATAGAAATCACGCCAAGGTGGTGGACATTATGAATCCTATTTTGTTTGAATCCACAGAAAATATTTTTGATACGAATGGCATCGGCATTTTAGCTGATGCCATTTTTTGTGAAGTCACATATGAACGCAACGGCATTCTTGAACTTGAAATGCAGTATCCGATTACAGGAATCCATTATAAAGAAATAAAAACGCGAAACATTATTTTGGCATCTCCAAACCCCGTAGAGAACACGCAACCATTTCGCATTTATAGGATTACCAAACCGATCAACGGCATTATAACGATTTATAGTGAACACATCAGTTATGATCTATCCGGAATCCCTGTGTCTCCATTTACAGCCGGGAGCGCGGCAGAAGCTATGTCCAAGCTGCAAAGCAGCGCGGCAATCGAAAGCCCGTTTACATTCTGGACGGATAAAGAAACGGTTGCAACAATGTCTGTAGTGGCACCAGCGTCCACGCGTTCGTTGCTAGGTGGTCAACAAGGCAGCGTATTAGATGTATATGGCGGAGAATATCAATTTGACCGATACACCGTTCGTCTATATAACCAGCGCGGAATGAATCGCGGGGTATCTATCAGGTATGGTAAAAATCTTACCAGCCTTGAACAAGACGAAAACATTTCCAGCGTTTATACAGGCGTTTATCCATATTGGATGGATACCGATAACAACCTTGTCACACTTCCTGAAAAAATTCTAAACGCTCCCGGCACATATAATTTTACACGAATCATGGCCCTGGATTTATCGCAAGAGTTTGAAAGCGCGCCTACGGAGGAGCAGCTAAGGAACCGCGCTAATACATACATGACGGCAAATAACATTGGCGTGCCCAAAGTAAGCCTGGATGTATCGTTTATTCAGCTTGAACAGACCGAAGAATATAAAAACATTGCGCTTTTGGAACGCGTAGAACTTTGCGATACGGTAAATGTTGAGTTCCCGGAATTGGGAGTGTCTGCAACGGCCAAATGCGTAAAAACCGTTTATGATGTGCTGCAAGAACGCTATACAAGTGTGGAGCTTGGAGAAGCGCGCACCAATATTGCAGATACGATTGCAGACCAGCAGCAAAAAATAGAAAAAGCACCGACAACAAGCGCAATGCAAAAAGCCATAAACAACGCTACAAATTGGCTAACCAGTGCCGATGGCTATGTAATAGCGGTTAAGGATGACAACGGCACATGGAAAGAAATCCTGTTTCTGGACACGCCAAGCGCCGAAACCGCAAAAAATGTGTTGCGCATAAATACAAACGGCATTGGGTTTTCAACGAATGGTGTAAACGGGCCTTACAGAAACGCTTGGACGATTGACGGGAGTTTAGTCGCAGACTTCATCACGACAGGCGTGCTGACAGCAAACCTTATCAAAGCAGGCGTTTTGCAGAGTTTGAATGGTGCGTCAAGCATTAATATGGAAACTGGAGAAGCAAATTTAACCGGAAATGGAACATTCGGGAGCATAAAAATCGGGGATGGAGCAGGAAATATTGCCGGGGAAATTTTTGCGGAAAAATCAGGAAAAACATATCTTCCTTATCTTAGAATGTACGACGAATCTGGTAATACGGCATTGGAATTGTCAATGTCTGGCGCTCTTTCGTCTGATGGAAGTAGCCTATACTACAATCCTAATTTTAAGATGTTTGATGATGATGGGAATATTGTATTTAATGTTGCTTCATTTAGAGATCAAAATGGAAAACAACACTCCAATTTAAACCTTAGAACATCGAACAATGACCCATCTATAATGATGTCTGTTTCAGAAGGCGGAGGTGCAAGAATAGATTTGATGCCACCGATTATTGGTACTGTATCTCCCGCAATAAGTATTGGAGTGAACCATGATGGAGTTGGAGGAATCACTATAAATGGGCGAGAAATATAAGGAGGCAACATGCAAGTAACAAAAAACATAACGCTTGATTTACTTGAAACGGGTAGTCCGGTCATTATAAAGGCAAAACAAAACGACCGAAACACACGTTATATCGCGGCGCATCTATACGTTGGGAGATTAGACTATCAGGTGCCAAGCGGAACAGAGATTGCTTTCCGATATAAAAAACCAGACGGCACAGCGGGCTTTTATGACGCGCTGCCGGACAACTCTCCTGCCATTACTGTATCTGGCAATACGGTTACGGTCGAACTTGTGGAACAGGTATTGACCGTGTCAGGCTGCGTCCATTGCGAAATCAACATGTATAATGCTGCATCAGAAAAACTTACAACATTTACGTTTGAAATTTCTGTAGAGGAAAGCGTCCTGACTGACGCAAAAATCATATCCAGCGATTATTACAACGTGCTTACAGCGGAAATTGCAAAAGCGCTACAAGCCGTAACTGACGCGACAGAGCAAGCCGAAAACGCCGCACAAAGCGCACAGGACGCCGCAGATAGCGCCGCAATGTCCAAAGACTGGGCTGCCGGCCAACCCGTTACATACAGCGGCGCGCCCGTCTCCATCGCCTACGCGGGCGCGCAGCGTATCGCATCCATCACCGCTTACGGCGAAACCCCGCAGGGCGGAACGGTGGAGGCTCCGGTGGCGCTTACGGGTGTGGATTCGGTGCAGGTGTGCGGGCGGAATTTGCTGCCGAATAAAGCGATAACGAAGACAGTTGCCGGAATAACGTATACCGTAAATCCGGATAAAAGCGTCACTGCTAAAGGAACCGCGTCCAGTTGGGGCAACATCGTCATTGATGCAGATTTCTCTTTGCCTGCCGGAACTTATACTCTTAACTCAAACATGCAGGCGGCTGGTGTAAATCTGGTGATTGGAAAAGATACTTCAGGAACGAAGCATATCGCTGTTTCGGCGACTACGAGTAAAACATTCGAGCTTCCCACACCAATAAAACACTGTGTTGCGTATATTGCTGTCGCGCCTGATTCGGTAGTTGATACCACTGTCTACCCCATGCTCAACCTTGGTTCAACCGCATTACCCTATGAACCATACAACGGTAGTATAACACAGTTGCCTATACCGCGTGAGTTGCTTCGAATTGGTGATGTTGCTGATAAGTGTATTACGCGAGTTAAGAGTATCTACGACAAGCGCATTGTGCTGGATGGAAGTGAGGATTGGGAACAGAGCGGTGCAGGTGTTACCTATTTGATTTCGTGCAACGACATAGCGCTTGGAAATCATATTGAGTCCAGCTATCTCATGGCGAAAGAAGACGATGCTTTGTATAGCAGGAAAGTGGGAATTGCCGCAAATTCGAAGAACGGTACAATCCGAGTGTATCTGCCGAACAACGCGAATCCTACCACTTTTTTTGCATCTAATCCCCTCACCGTCTACTATCAAAGCACCGCCTACGACGGCACCAACGGGCTGGACGTGATGGAAAGCACATATAACGTGGGCTTTTTGGAGCTGGATGGGACGGAAAATTGGCGGTTGAATACAGCGTCTGGCACCAATTATTTTTTATTCGACCGAGGATTGCCAAATGGTAGATTTGTTGATAATGAACCAACCGTGATTTGCGACCGTTACAAAAGCGCATCGTACAGCAATCGCACAAGCCTATGCGTATACGCCTATGATTACGGCGGCACGTCTTTGGGCTTTGCAGACAATTCGTATGATTCGGTCGATAACTGGAAATCCTACCTCGCCGCCCAAAAAGCAGCAGGCACGCCCATCCAAGTAGCCTATCAGCTCGCCACCCCCGAAACCTACGCCACAGACTCTCTGGACTTCGACAACCCATCCGGCCCGCTCACCATCATGACGGGCGGGGAACTTGAGGTGCGGATGACGGAGCTGATTGGCTCCCGTAGCGACGTGTCGAATAACACCGTAGCATTCACCGAAACGGCACAGGACGCGGATATTGCCAGCGGGGAAAAGCTGTCTGTGCTGTTCGGGAAGATTAAGAAGCGGTTTTCCGTAGTAAATAAGCTGGTGAACGGTGCGGTGTATCCGAACCTGCTGGACAACAGCGATTTCACGAATCCGGTGAACCAGAGGGGCGAAGCTGTTTACGACTATCTAACCGGCATTGGATACGGGCCTGATCGGTGGCAACTGGTTGAAGCAAAGTACACACTTGCTTCACAAACTGTGACCTCTGCAGGGAGTTCTCACACATATGGCTCACAACTACGACAAATTATCCCGCTTAAAAAAATAAAAATTGGCGATACCGTTACTGCGTCTATTTCTACCGAAAGCGGTATTTTGAATGGTACGGCTAAATTGGAATTGAAAATAGACACGTCCGTTTCCGATTTGCCATATGTGATAGAGCAGGATTGGGGCGGAGTGAAAATCGGTTGCATCAAAGAGAATGTATGCCACGTAATCGTTTTTTTGAAAGAAAACAAATCGGTAAAAATCAATTGGGTAAAACTTGAAAAAGGCAGCGTGGCCACGCCTTATGTGCCGAAGGGATACGGGGCGGAGCTGGCGGAGTGTTTGCGGTATTTTCAACGTGTTCATGCGGACTGGAGAATCTATCCTACATTGAAAGATATGCTCTATCGTTTTTCTCAGTCTACACTACAAGTTATGCGAATTAAGCCAACAATTTCGGCTCATAGTACGCCATATACTTTTGGTTGCACAATTAACGCCTTAGATGCCCAGCCAATGGCCTTTACAGTAGAAACAAAAATAACTGAGCAAGGGCAAAATTCGGCCGCAGCGTCGATGTTAGGTTATTTTGATTTGTCTGCGGACCTATAGAGGAGGGAAAACAATGGATGAAAAGTATACAGTATATGTGCGAGCAGATGAAACGGGACGAATTGTAGAGGTAAACAGCATCGCGTTTATGGCTGACACGGCGGGCTGGACGGCTATTGATGAAGGGTATGGCGACAAATACCACCACGCGCAAGGGAACTATTTCCCGCTACCATTGTTCGGGCCGGATGGCTGCGCGAACTACAAGCTGGCAAACGGTACGCCCGCCCTACGCACAGAGGCGGAGAAGGCGGCAGAGATCGCCGCGCGGCCCGCGCCGGATCCGACGCCGCTTGACCGGGTGGAGGCGCAGATTGCGTACACGGCCATGATGACGGACACGATGCTGGAGGGTTAAGCATGTACGACAACATTAAAAAGTGGTACGACATGGGCCTGTGGAGCGCCGCGCAGGTGCGGCAGGCCGTTCTAAAAAATATCATTTCAGAAACGCAATATAAGGAAATTACAAGCAAAACATATTAAGGAGGCAAACATCATGACACCATTTGCAGGAATCAACAGAATTACAAGCCCTTACGGATACCGAGAATACTGGTATAATGGCCGTCTCATCAAGGAGCAGCATAAGGGGCAGGATATTGTTCCGACGCAACAGGCCGGACAGGCACTGCCCGAAAGCGCATGGGCTGTTCGGGAGGTGACGGGCGGAACGGTAACAGCTGTGAGCACAGGTTATAACGGTGGACGCGGCAATCTGGTAAAGGTGCAGACAGCGCCGGGCGTGGTCGAAATTTACCAGCACCTGAAAACCATTACCGTGAAAGTTGGGAAAACGGTACGTCAGGGCGATGTAATTGGCGTTGCTGGCAGCACGGGGCAGGTTACAGGCCGTCACCTGCACTTTGAGGTACAGGTAAATGGCACAGCTGTTGAGCCGTCCGCGTGGAGCGATTTGCCGAATAAAGCAGCTACTTACAACGGCAATGATACGCTTGACCATCCTTCGGAAGATGTGGACAAGCTTTACAAAGCTACGGTGCTTGTGGATGGTTTGAGATTGCGCCCATATCCAAAGGCGGACGACTTCAACGCTAACGATGCCATTGCAACGCTCGTTAAAGGGAAAGTATACGACCTGAAACAGACCCGAAACGGCTGGGCTTTCCTCCTTACCGATGAGGGTTCTGGAGGATGGGCGTGCATTGAAGATTCCAACGGTAAATACTTGGATATAAAGGAGGTATAACCTCCATGGAATGGACTGTTATAACAGTGCTTGTTGCTCTGGTTGGCCTGCTTGCTACAGTAGGCGCTCCGGTTATTAAACTCAACAGCAACCTCACAAAACTGACGGTGTTGCTTGATACGTTGAAAAACGACATGCAAGAGCAGAAAAAGTCTGCGAGAGAAAGTCACCGCCGGCTTTGGGAGCACAACGACGAGCAGGATGGCAGGATTGAAAATCACGAGAAGCGCATTACGCTTTTGGAACAGAAATAACGTAGGAGGAACATATGGAACAGATTATGAACTATATCAAACCGGAGCTTGCGGTGCTGCCCGTTGTGCTCTACTTTTTGGGCATGGCACTGAAAAATGCGCAAGCCGTAAAGGATAAGAATATCCCCATTACGCTGGGCGCTGCTGGCATCGTTTTGGCGGCTTTGTGGGTAATATCGACCTCCACCATTACCGGATGGCAAAGCGTCGTTCTGGCGCTGTTTACGGCCATTGTGCAGGGTGTGCTTGCAGCTGGGTGCAGCGTGTATGTAAACCAGATTCTTAAACAAAAAAACAAAACGGAGTAATCCTTAGGGGCTATCCGCTTGGGTAGCCCCTTGTTTTTTTACATGTTTTATAACAAACTTGTTATATAATATAGACATAGACAAGGGAACAAACGGAGGAATCAGAAATGAAAAAGTTCAATCTTATCCAGATCATGAAAGACGCTTGGAGCTTTTACCGCGAAGGCGGACGTACATTTTCTGAAAGCCTGAAAGCTGCGTGGGCTTGCGCTAAGGCTCTTGCCCACAAGATCGTTGTAAAAAGCTGGTTTTTAAATAAAGAGTTCACGAGCGGCGAGCGCTATGCGATCAGCGTTTCGGACGATGCTAAGATTGAGCGAGAAACAGAAAAAGCAATCCTTGTTAAGTGGTTCAGCGAGTTTGGCACAGTTAAGCACTGGGTTCCAAAGTCCTGCTGTGAGAGCTTTTAATTTTAAACAAAAAAAGGAGAATGAGTTATGAATAGAAACACAATACTTGAAGACTTCTTTTTGAAAAACACTGGCCTCGTCGTAGACGGCGCAGCTGTATGGGAAGAAATCGAACAGGCTGCAACTGAGTGCCAAGAAGATGGGGAACAATGGGTCGTTGGTCAAGATGATAAAATCGGGAAGTGGGAATACTACATCGATTTGAAGCGCTCATACGATGAAGAATTTGACATGTGTAACACCGATATTGAGCTCCTTGAAATTCGCGTTGAGCGCCCAGACCGCGATACAGCACAGTTCAAAATTCCGAGGTTTTCGTAATGGAAAAATTAAAAGAAGTTCGTAAAAAAGCAGGCCTAACACAAGTTGAACTTGCTGAAAAAGTAGGGTGTTCTCAAGTATGCGTAGCAAGATGGGAAAATGGAACAAATGACCCATCTTTAAAAATGGCGAAAGCCTTAGCTGAAGCTTTAAAATGTAAAATCGACGATATTTTATAATATTCTGAAGGTAAGAATATGAAATACAGGTTTACGGTCCATCAACTTGAGGCGATGGCCTCTTACCAATGGCTCACAGACCGCGAAAAGTGCGTGTTTGAATTGTTCTACCGTAAAGGATGGGAGATTGAATCGATTGCCGCTGAACTGGACGTAAGCCGCGGCACAATAAACAATGTGCTAAAATCCATCAGAGGTAAAACAACACTTCCATATTAAGCAAAATATGCACTTAAATCGTCCCCGACTTGTCCGTATTTTGGACAGGCCGGGGGCTTTTTTGCGCTATGATGAAATCACGGAAAGGATGTTTTTCATGGACTATGTGCGCCGCTTAATGACTGTAGGAGGATACGATTTGGAAACCGCGCTTGATATCTATTTCAAGCACTGCGTATACGGTACGCTTACTGAACTGGAAGCGGAACTTGTGGAAAGAGAACATGAAATAAAATCTGTGTAAAGGCGTGAGGCATTATGTATAACCAATTTATGGGATACCAGCAGCCGCAAAATTTTCAAGTTGTAAGCCCTTATCAAAGCCGTTTAAGCGCTATGGAAAATGCGCAGATACCAAGATATGAAGTGATTCACGTAAACGGAGAAAATGGTGCAAAAGCGCTGCAAATGGCACCGAATAGCAACGTAATTTTGATGGATGATACTGCACCCATTGTTTGGCTTGCGCAAACGGACGGCGCGGGCTATAAAACGGTTACTCCATATACAATAAGCCCGTACCAGCCGGAACCGGCTGTAGATGTAAGAACGTTGGAAAACAGGATTAAACGATTGGAGGAAATGCTCAATGAATCCTATGCTGTCAATGCTGGCCAAAGGGATGTCGTCAAGCCCGCAGATGCAAGGGAATAACCCCATGCAGCTTTTGCAACAGTTTTCGCAATTCAGGCAGCAGATGCAAGGGAAAGATCCTGAAGCAATGGTGAATGAGCTGCTGAAAAGCGGGAAAATGTCCCAGGCCCAATTTGAACAACTGAAGCAGCAAGCGCAAGGCTTGCAATCTTTTTTGAAGTAGACCGGGTGCACACGGTTTATGATAAACAAAACTTTTGAAAGGAGATATCTATGGACAACTATTCTCTCTCTGATATTCGAGCCGTGACGGAAGGCGGCGGCGCGGAAGGCTTTGGCGGCGGCGCCTGGTGGATCATTATTCTTTTCCTTTTCCTGTTTGGTACAAACGGGTTTAGCGGGAAAAATGACGGTGCCACGGCTGCGACGCAGCAGGAAATTCTGTACGGCCAGCAGTTCCAGGGCATCAACGACCGTCTTGCCAGCATTGGAAATGGTGTATGTGACAGCACGTTTGCGCTGAACAACAGCATTTTGAACGAGGGCAGATCGATCCAGATGCAGCTTGCCGATTGCTGCTGCAATACGCAGCTTGCTGTAGCGAACCTTGCAGCGCAGGGCGACCGAAACACATGCGCGATCACCACGGCGGTTCATGCCGAGGGCGAACAGACGCGTGCGCTCATCCAGCAAAATGAGATGCAGGCTCTTCGCGATAAAGTCAGCGCGCTGGAGCTGAACAACGCCATGTGCGGCGTTATCCGGTATCCGACTGCTACTACATTTGGCGCAGGCATGAACCCGTTTTTCGGCGGCTGCGGCTGTGGCTGCTCCAACATCTGATAAGGCCCTGCTGGCCGAGGTTTTTGGGCGGGGCGAATGCTCCGCCCTTTTTTAATTTGAAAGGAGACTTTTTATGTCTTGCAGTGCTGCTCTTTATACCGCGAATACCACGGCTCAAACAGTCGCCGTAGACGGTACGGTTGCTCTTGGTTCTATTGTCCGCCGCTACGGCTGCGGATTGGCTCTTTCCGGCAATGTCATCTCTATCACGAATCCCGGTTACTACGATGTTGACATCAGCGTTACCGCTGTTCCTACAGCCGCAGGCACTGTCACAGTGTCGTTGTTTCGGGACGGTGTGGCCGTTCCGGGCGCTACGGCATCTGAAACTGTTGCTGCCGCTGCAAACAGCGTAAGCATGAGCCTTTCGTCTCTTATCCGTATGCTGTCCGGAGCTAACGTTACCAATTTGTCGCTCGTTCTTACCGGAGCCGCGTCCAGCGTAACAAACGTTGCGACGGTCGTTGAGAAAATTTAATGGATGCTCAGGATTATTACCGCGCAATCATCGGAATAAACAGCGCGAATCTTGCGGCAAACATGCAGAACGTTGAAATAAACCAGGAAATTTTGAAACGTCAAAAAACGCATGAATACGACAATGATAAAATCATCGCGCTGCTCACCGATATACTGGAGGTGTTAAACAAGTGACGGTATCGGAAAATTTTAATGCAATTTCAAACCACCAGATAGAAGGCATTATGCTGCATGGTCAGATGGCGGATTATTTCGACTTTTTGTCTTTGCACGGTTTTAAACGCATGCAGGAATACCACTATCTTGACGAATCAACATGCATGCGGTCTGTACACAGATATTACATCAACCATTACGGTAAGCTTTTGCCCGGCGGGCATCCGGCGGGGCCTTCGCTTATTCCTGCGAGCTGGGGAAATTATACGAGACAAGAAGTTGACGCCAGCACAAAACGGCGCGCCATCCGGGATGCATTTATTAAGTGGAGGGATTGGGAGGTAGAGACCAAAAAACTTTATGAAAAATCCTACACTGATTTATACAATCTGGGAGAAGTCGCGGCTGCTTGCAAGGTGAAAGAACTTGTAATGGATGTGGACAAGGAATTAAAGTGCGTGGAACGCTTGCATATCAAGCTGGAAAGCATAGAATACGACATGTCCGCGATCTATTTAATGCAAGACGAACTGCACGAAAAATACCGTAAAAAGACTAAAAAAATCGGAGTTGATATCTCTTGATTTCAATTGAAGAATTGGACAAATCTATCCTTGAATTGGAGCAGCGAGACACAACTTATGTGAATTGTTCAAAATTGGCCGATTTATACACAGTGAGGGACCATCTCTCTGGGCAACAGTCAAAACAGCCCACACCGCTTAGCACATCAGGTGATAGCGAATTTCTGCAAGCGGTCGACGGAAAAGACAGTGTTCAGGTGTGGAGAATTATGAATGAATTAGTTGAAACGCTAAAAGTAGTAAACTCAAGGGCATATGATAGCGTTATGCGGAAAATTCAAGCTTTAAATTAAATGTTTGCAACAAATTAGCAACAAAAACGAAAAAACATAAAATAAAACCGCATTGCATAACCGTTTTTTGGCTATGTAATGCGGTTTATTTGGAGCGGATTACGAGGCTCGAACTCGCCACCTTCTGCTTGGGAAGCAGTATGTATATCGTTTTATATCCGAAAAATGGCTTAAAATCAATGCTTTTTTTCACTCAAAGATAGTGAATTAAGGTGGGTTAACAACAAAATTAGCAACAAATCATCCCTTTTTCTGAAGCTCTTTTTTGAGGTAATCGACATCGACATCATCGTTGTACTTGTTGATTGTGGTACTGTACTGTGCATGCCCGATAATCTCTTTTAACGCCTCTGGTGCCACACCAGCCTTTACACTATCTGCCGCAAATGTGTGCCTAATTCGGTGCGGGGTAATAACGTTAAAACGGCTGTTTTCGTCTGAATATTCAATACCTAATCGGTCAAGCGTAGGGTAAAACATATGTATTCTAAAATATTCTTCTCGGATTCTCTTACCGTTGCGCTCAATCAAAAATTTTTGGCTTCCATCTCCATAAAAATATTTTACATATTCACGTGCTTTACCTACAAGCGGGATTATTCTATCCTTTCCGGCATCTGTTTTACTTCCCCATTGAATGATATCATTTTCAAAATCAATACGAGATGTGGGTAATGATAATAATTCGTTAAGTCGAAATCCTAATTCCAAATATATAAGGATGATTTTTACGATATCATCATTGTCATTTTTGTAGAGAAGATCTTTTTCAGATTTTGTAAAATTTCGGCGTTTAATTTTATTACTGGCTTTATCAAGTACAATGTTTTGACCATAGTTTACGGTTTCAATTTTGTTTGATATTGCGGTATTATATAAATGAATAATGTATTGTTTCAGTTTCGATTTTGCACTGTAACTTAATGGTTCCTGCGGTTTCGATATAAGTGCATTGTATCGATCACGTTCCTTTGCGCTCATCTTTTTAATTTCTTCTGGCGTTCGAATTTTGTATGCCGGTAATACCACCGCTGAATCTATAATGGATTCGTATTCAGCAGCAAGGATTTTCGTAAACACTTTATCATGCAGCGATTCGAATCGTTTATATGCAGAGGCAATACTGTATTTTCCTTTTTCTCCAATTTTTTCGTATTCTTTGCTTTGTATAAAAGCATTATGAACATCTGTAAATGTGCTGATGTATTTGTTTAGGATAACGTCCATGCACGCTTGTTTTCTTGCAATAATATCCGTTAAAACTTCGTCGGCCTCTTCGTATGTTCTAAATGTACCAATTAATTTTCCGTCAAGCCGAGCGACAAAAGGCTTTTTTCGCTCCCCGCTGTATTTTGAAATTGTGCCGCTTCCATTTGGACGCTTAAAACGTTTCCTTTTTTGTTTTGGTTCAATAGCCGTTTGCCTTTTTCCGCACCAATTGCAAAAGATGCTTTCATTCGGTATTTCTTTTTTGCATCTTGAGCAAAGCACTTAAATCTCTCCTATCTATATAATTTAATACAAAATTACATGCGCTGTAAAATCATGTTTATTATTGTAAAAATACAGATGATAATAGCAACTATAAGACATACGAGAAAAATTATAGAACCAGTACGGTTGGTATTAAGCAATGGATCGTTTTCATCTGGGTCGCCTTCATAATTAGCATTTAAATCAATCGGGACAACAACATTCGTTTGAATTGCATTTGTACAAAGCTCAACCGTTTCCGGTTGTTTGTTTAAATCGGATTCATTTTCGATAAAATATGTATGTTTTACTTTCCATTTTTTTAATGCAATACCAACCCAAAAGCCATATATACCCAACGTAATAAAAGTAAGCAAAAACCATTTTATCCAGCTGCCAAAAAGTTGAATTGCTTTTCCATCAAATCCAAGTCTTTTACCGTTTATAACGGTATGCTTTGTTTCCCATCCATAGATCATGCAAACAGACCATGGATAACAAATTCCTAATGTAAAAAATGTAACAAGGAACCCCAGAATTTTCCATCCAATTAATTGTAATAATCCTCCATCAAAATAAGATTTTTTCATATACATCGCCTCGTCAACTTCAAATCAAAATGTACTGGTTATTGGACAATATTTTTGCTTACACAAAAAACAAACAAATTTTGTTGTGCAAAAAATGCATTGATAACAACCAATGGTTGTTGTATAATTCTATGTACAACGAATGGTTGTTGTTAAATTTAGTTAAAATCACTCTAATTTTTTCAAATATTTGGTGTTTTGCCAGTATTTTACATTTAATAACTGTGGTAATATATTTCCATGCGGCAGAATAAAAAAGGGAGGCGCACATATGGCGAATACCAAAACAAAGGAATTTTTTTTCAATGGTGAACCAATAATTGATGTGCCGGAATATTTTGAAGAAATTTTAGAATTACCGCAATCTGAAAAAGACGAATTGCTTAAGGTTTTAAGAAAAATGAAGGAGAGTAACAATGGCTAATTTCAATTCAAAAGATATTATTGTATTCGATCAAAACGATTTTTCCGTTGTTCAGACAGAGGCTATGACCGTAAAAATCGAAAAAGGCGAAATGGTTTTATTCATTCGTGATTTTAGAAATAAATGGATTAAAACTATTCTTGCATTTTTGCTTGGCACAACAACTGGTTTCTTGATTTCGGCTATTTTGCATTAACAAAAATTTGAAATAATGAATCCTGCAATAGCTCCAATAATAGCAGATATGGGATTCATCAAGATAGCAATCCAGAATTTTCTATCTTCTTTTTGCTCTTTTTTCATCTTATTCCAATATTCTACTCCAAAATCATTTATTAAAACACATTCTTTCCCTTTGGCCGGCCCTTTTGGTGCGACACCTAAAGAGTCTACATAACCGAAACGCTTTAGATTATCTATAATTTTCTTGTTCCATTTGTTTACCTTTACAGCATCTTTGCTTAATTGTTTTAGAATATGAAATTCATACCATTTCATTGATTAATTCTCCTCTATAAATGTATGTATCATATCGACTATCGCTTTTTTTTGCTTCTCGTTAATTTCTTTTAAAAGCGTTAAAATTTCCATATCACTTTCTTTAAGCTCGTGCCTGATCGGTACGGGCTTTTCTTTATTTACTTCCCCAAACATCAGATACTCAACAGAAACATTAAAATAATCTGCGATTTTTTGAATCATTTCTGGTCTTGGCAACGATCCATTTTTCCATTGTGCAACTACACTATTGCTTTTTGCGCCCAACTTTAATGGTAATTGATATGGTTTCTCTCCATTGTCTTCACACAATTTTTTGTAAATGTCATAAAACATAAAAACACTCCAATCAAATTGTGCAATCATACAAACTCATAAAATAAGAGTTTACCTTATTGACGACTCTTAAATTATGAGTTATAATATGATTGTCCCTTGAAAATGCGTACAAAAAACCAGGCCCCTCGAAGAGCGGCTTTGTACAATGTTCCAGCAAACTCATTGTATCACGGGGTTTACGCGCATGTCAATAATGATTACTCATATTTATGAGTTTTTTGAGGGGGAAACAGTATAACTTAAAAAGGAGGAGTACATAGTGCTAAGATTGCGGGAATACCGCGAAAAAATCGGGCTTCGACAGGTGGACGTCGCGAAAAAAATGAATGTTGATCAGGCAGCGGTTAGCAAATGGGAATCGGGTGAAACCAGACCGTCAAGAAAGTACCATAAGAAATTGTCGAAATTGTATGGTGTTACCGTTGACGAGTTGCTGTCTGATAGCAAGGAGGATTGATATTTTATGCTTGAATTAGATGAAAAATATCAACGTAACATGACGCTACATGCGCTTGCGGAAGCGTTCCGAGCAAATAATATCAGCATCGGAGAGCCATCACTTGGTCGACATATTATTGCCGGAAATTTACCGTTTGCGTGTGGAGTTGTGGGCGAACATGGAAAGGGCACACATTACATAATATCACGCAATGGTGCTTACGAGTGGATTAAACAATTCACAGGCAAAGAACCTGTAAGGGTAACGATAACATAAGGGAGTGATTAAAATGGACAAGCCTAACCCGTTCTGCCTGCGTCTCCCGCGCGGCCTGCGCGGATGGACAAGCCTTATCTATAAGGTGGTACTGATTGCATCCGTACTGCCTGTACTGGACGGCCTGCAGGCGATAGGCCGTGGAAACTCGGACATGCTACCGGGCCTTGCAACGCTGGCGTTTGGGCTGGTGCTGGTGCTGGCCGGGATCGCGGGATACATAGCTGTAAGAGAGGAGGACAAGCCATGACACAAAAAGAATGCGTGCAGGTTGTACGTGCGGCCGGGTTCAGCGGATACGACAAAGCGCTGGACAGCAAGGCCAACAATCCCGGAAAATACGGCGTACAACGGACAGCAGAAGCGCAGGCCGCGCTGGACGCGGTTGCAACAGCCAGGAACGGCGGTTTGGCCGTGAAGCAATGTAAACGGTCGGGTGACAGGCACAAGCTGCCACACCGCATTTCCGCCCGATTCACGCGCGAACAGGCCGAACGGATAAAAGAAGCCGTTAAGTTGTGCGGATACGGAACAACACAGGGATGGTTGAACGTATGCAGCTACCGACTGTTGCGCGAAGAAGAAAAAAAGAAAGCCCCTGCATCCGCTGGCACGGATAACAGAGGCGCAGACCAAAAATCTACACTTAAAAAATACACCACTGGGGAGGATTTGTCAAATGTGTAAACTGAAATCCGGGCTGCTGTTTAAAAACGGCGTATTTGTGCCCGATTATGATAGCCACGATAAAATGCTTCGGGAAAAATGCATTGAAGATACTGCGGAGAACCGAATTGCGGGGAAGTTTGTGCGGTTTGAATTAAGCCCTGAAAATGATGATCCTTTTGTTCCTATTGATATGTGGGTATTTAAAATCGATCAGGACGAATTGCCTGAGTGGATAAAATCCGACCCTAAAAAATACGAAGCGATGGCCCGCGCCGCTGTTAAGGAGTGGGCGGAAAAGCATATTTTTATTGGAATTGATAAATTAAATCTTACAGATGGTAGTGGATATTATTTAAAGGACTGCACAAATGTTACCTTGTCTGGCAGCTCGACGGTGCAGGACATGCGGGGCAGCTCCACGGTTCAGAACATGTGGGACAGCTCCACGGTGCAGGACATGTGGGGCAGCTCCACGGTGCAGGACATGCGGGACAGCTCCACGGT